CTCAAAATCATCACCCATAGAGATAAAGACGTTGACTTCGATATCGTTGTTGGCTGTAGAATTAGGAACAGTAAGTTCATTCACCACGTAAACGGAAAGAATACCATTCGCCCAATTGCTCGGATCTGCACCAAGTGCAGACGAGCCATAAGGCGGTGGATTTACTCCCGGAACGCGATGATTAATCAAACTCTTCTCATGACCCCAACCAATATCGATTGTGAAATCACGCTCTTTTGCTAGATCAATGATGTGTGTGTAGTTTGTATTGTACTCATTCGTCAATGGATAGGAAGGATCATACGTAATCTTCAACCTACCTTTGTGAAAGGCTGATGCGACTATCTGAAACCGAAATTTCATAGTCCCCCTCCATCTCCGAAACGGAAGAGTAGCAAAACAACATGCTGGGAAATGCAATTCATCACGCGCACCTGATATTGTATTCCACAGTACCGGACACACTTCAGTGTTCCAAAGCAATGTCTCTGTGCTGTCAGCAACTTGCCAACCAAATTGCGTCAAGAATGATTCACGTTGGGCAATAGATTTGATTGTCATCTCATCTGTCATACCCAAACCCATCGTTCTTGGATCAATAGTTAGCTCTTGTTTGCAATCAAGCGTCAGTTTATTACTTGTGTCGGGCACGTTGGTGTTAGCCATATTACCCAGATACGTTGGTTTGTACGGAGTGATATCCGCCAATTGTACTGGACGCGAGTAACCAAACATAGTTGCTATACTCGATACCGCAGATGCAGCGAGCTCAGTGGCTCTAGCATACACCCCTATACCGGGTACCTTACTTAGAGCTCCTGCAGCTTTAGCTACAATGCCTGCGGGACGTGAAATTGGACCAGAACCATATTCATCTCTAGCTTGTGGAGTAAACACCTCTCCCATCTGAGGCGAGAGAGCACCGGGCTCATTCGCTGTAGGAATAGAGATGGAAACTTCCTCAGCCCAAGCGAACACGGAAACAGTAACAGAGTCTGTAGCTCCGTTAGCATGTTTCAAGTTCTGCATGCCATGGATGATAATATCTCCCATCTCCCTCCATTCTTGGTCCGGAATGCTCAATGCATTTTCGTACCAAACGAAGGGAAGTGTGAGTGTACCACCCTGACTAGTTGTGGGGTCCAAATACACGTGTGGCCGTTGACTGGCTGCAACAACATCCTCAATGAAGAAGGAACGATCCTTCGTAAAACCATCTAGATTGTGCAGTGGTGTGTATGACGCAATTGCTCGTCCATAGTGAAATCCGTTACCGTTCAGAACGATTCGGACTTTCAGTTTACAGCGCAAAAGGTTATAATTCGTGATACGATTCAGTACCCTGGTGTTTTCAAAGAAATCCTGCCAGGGATTGAAAGTTTCAAACAAATTTGTACCTGTTGCCCAATTGTATGACCGAATTTTCACAGGACGTGAGAAAAAATTCTCTAACAAGGCGTCATCTGTATCCGCCGTTTTAAAGGTGGGATCTGGCATACTGTCAACGGTATAATCCCATTGTGGAGTCTGATCAGAAAATCTTACGTTCTGATACTGTGTCTCCAAACTTTCCTCATTTATTGTTACATTAAATCTTTTTGTGTTATTCATACTGGTAGCAAGTCATCATTAACGCTAATGTGGGCGACTCAACCCACATAGCGTGTGTCAATCTTGCGTGTGGCGAACACTCCCCTAAACAGGGGTACTTTACGAGGAAAGTGCCTTGCTCTGCAAGCCTACATCGTCTCCAAACGATCAACAAATTGGAGACGTGCGGTCATCCAATACAGAGCACCCCCTTTTGGTTCTAATAGACGTGGTGGGTTACGCCCAGAGGGATGCATTTAACGTCTGCCCAAGACGGAGTGCGCTTAGTCGTACTTCAATTTCCAGACTTTCAATCTGTCATCATAGGGTTCATGAATGACAGTGCAGCCATGGGAAATATCAGCACGCTTAGCAATCTCCTTCATCTGCTCACGCCTCCTTTCATAATGATCACGTCCATAAGCAAACCACTCGCGCAAAGCTCCATCAATGTTTTGCATTGCTTGTTGCTCACGAGTGATAGCCTTGGACTTAAGCACGGCATGTAAGCTCTTGAAGATCGAGTCTTCATCTAGAGCTCCCATGATCATACCAATATCTTCTGAATACTTATTGGCACGTTTGAGCAGATCTGCCTCTTCATCGGTCATATACGGAGTCGGCTCGGACTCCTTGTCAGGCATGGTGAACTTCATATCACGCTCTTCCAGGAACTTCGCCACAGTAATGTGGTTAAATTCAGGGAAAAGTTCGTGAACAGAACTCTTAGCATCATCGCCGTATGTAATCAACGAGCACACTTCATTAAAATCAGGAACGTCTTCACGATCCTTATACGTGTGGTAGTATGCACATCGAAACAACAAAGCATTGACAATAGAGTTGATATACACAGTAAGATTTTGTCCCGAAGGATTAGATCCGTAGTGTTGAATCAAATCACCATTATACGCCATCAAAGGATAGCAAATGTCAGTAGCAATTCCCTCCATAATTTGAAGGTCACGCTCTGAATATCCGCAATGACGACCGATTTCCATCATAATTCTGAAAGCACCAAACATCACTTGGGCAGGCATTCGCAAGTCATACTTACTGTAATCACCAGCAAGAATGCGATCCTTACCAAACCGCATGACATGTTTTGCCAATTGATCCCATTCAGGACCTTGGGCATTGATGCCAACAGCACATTCAGAAGTAAGAGGCAGCATGGACAAAATTCGAGCAATCGGGAGATAATACTTGCGAACAAGCAATTGTAAAGCGATTGGCGCTCCCTGAAATACTCTGACCTTGTCCTTGGTCAATTTTGTCGGCTCGTCTTTCAGACAAGCCTTGAAGATCGGATAAGCTCTCTCTCCTTTCAAATAGAGCTCCTCCATCTCCCTCGCATGGTCCCAAAAACGCTGATCTAATATCGCAGGACACTGATGCGTAGGAAAATCCTTCGGATCACACAAAGTCAAGAAGTTCGACTTGGGACCCGATAAAGGATATCCAACTGAAGTATTCGGTGGCATCTTATCGATAAACCGAACTCCATCACGACCACAGACTGTCTCCATGTCTGTCAAAGGTCGCACATCAAGTGTTAATCCTGGAATCTCATCAAGCTTTTTTGTAATCGCACTCAGATAGTCATCAGCAGCACGCTCCAACAGTGATCCTTCAATACCGCATGACGGTTTCGTAGAATACTGCAGCGATGCTTGCCAAGGCCATCCTTTGCGAAATTTGGGACCACCCCATTTCTGGGGAACCCCACATACGTCCTCCACGTATGCAGAAATGACGGTGTCCTCCACATCAGAATGATATGATGCACGTCCTTTAACCTGACCATAGAATTTACAATTTGTACCTTCCGGCAGGAAATTTATAGGACTCTTGGGATGAACTTCTGTGCTCTCGAAAAATTGAATGTCATAAAGCTTTGTGGGAATAGTACCCGAACTCTTGGACAAAACCACATTCGGTTTCTTCTTCAATTGTTCAAAGGCACGTTCAAGATCACCCTTCAGCAGAAGACCACTACAACCACGTGTTTCTCCATTCTTACCACCAAGATGAAATCCTCCAATTAGAGGGCCTTTTGTCTCAGTGACAAGTGGTGCCATACACAATCCTTCAAAAGTTTCGAAGGACAAATTGTACTTAGCACCAAAGAATGACGCGGCAAAAGTGTCAACCATTCCACACTCCATTTTCAACTTAGATAATGCCTTACTCCCATCTGGTTTCTTAAAAATCAAACGAGCCGGCACATCATTAAATTGGGTTGTGGGAAGGTAGTCTGTCAAATCTTTCCAATCCCCTCCATTGGGGACCCAAACCAGTGACAAATCTGAATTGGAAATATCAACACTGTTCCTACGATATAAGAAGCATTCAAAATTGCCTCCAATTTTTGTAGGATCGTGACGTACAAACTTTGCCTTAACATCGTCTGCAATCCACATGTGTTGAGGAACAAGTGCAACATTAGATTTAGGAAAGAAAGCATCACATTCGAAATGACGCTCTTTTCCTTTATCATCCACCTGAATATGCATATGACACAAATTATCAAAAACTTTCGACTCCAGTTGATCTGGCGTAGTAGTCTTCGACTTGTCACTGCATGGCATAGGAGAAACGTGTACTTCAGCCCAGGGGTTCACTTGTTCATCACGCTCCTTAATATCAACCATTGATGTAGGAGCAATATTCCCTTGTGGGGAAGGCATAACCTTAATAGCCTTCCAAACTTGTGCCAAAGCGTATAAACCTGCAATCGCAACACACACTCTAGTAATCCACTGAACGTGCTTGTCACGATACATATTAAATACCTTTGGCATTGCTTCATTGTCTGCGGCAACTTCTGTGTATAACTTCTTCTTCTCATACTCTACAACCCCGGAAATTCCAGAAAGAGGAAAAGCAAGAAGTACAACGCACCAAGAGCTAACGAAACAGGCAAGAGAGCAAACAAAAGTCACAGCCAGAAGATGATTAAGATAAGATCGACGAATACGGTGTTCTAGGTCACTCTCGCGAGTAAACCACACAACATTCTTCATCCAATCCTTCTCAATCCATTCTTTTGGAATCCAATTTGTCCAACATACCCAACGAGAATTCTCAAGCCAATTGAGACGTTCAAGCAATGTCTCAGTTGCTTTCTTCTCAATCTCGTCGGTCCAGTATGCAATCTTTGGTCGCCACCACCTATTCCATTTACGAACCTTGGGAATCATAGCGGCAACAATCCTTTCACCGATTTGATTGTCAAAAACTTCCTCCTCATCAGTTTCTTCCGCATGATGAGCTTCACAACGTGTACAGTAACCCGTAACACACCGCGAATCCATCTTATGGAGAACTTGATAATTAGGAGTCTCACACATACAAACATCGGGTTTGGGAAAATTGCATTCTGGACAGAGCACAATCTTGCCGGCTAGATTCGAATTATTGGCCACAAAATCTTTCTGATTAGCATAAAATTTCTTCGAATCCTGACCGATCCAACGGATTAGCTCTGGTAAACCAATATCCTGAAGCTGCTTGCCATTCCATTCAACAACTTCCCATCCTACAGTAGCAGCCTTTCCTTTAGTCTTATTAGGAATAGGAAATGACTTCTCAACTGTGATGTGCCAGAAATCGGGGATCACTGGCGCACCATTAGGATGGCGAGCTTTGACCTTATCTTCATTCAACATGTCATGAACAGCATACTCTGGACGTACTTTGCACGTAAGAGTAATACGATCACGACGAGTGATAGAAGCAGGTTCATTGGAATAAACGGTAGCACAAGTGTCCTTCACATTCTTGGTACCAATAACAACTTTCGGTTCAACAGAAACCTTACCCTTCATGTCAGCCTCAGCCATATTTGCATACATGCGAACATTGTTGACTAACTGAATCATGAGATTGGTAGGTGCTTGTTCAACGAAATCTGCTTTGGTATTACCTATGTCATCGATCAAAACTCCATTCGTATACGACCGATAATTCGACATAAATTTATCTCTCTCATTGAGAGTGACAACTCTGTCATCAGTCGCGGTGTAGCCATTGTACAATAAGGTTGTTACCATCAGTACATTAGCAATGGTGGATTTACCAACAGCGGTTCCACCAAATACACCAATCGAATATGGAGCTTCACGAAGACCTCCTTGGACACGAGTTTGGCGAAATGTAGCCTGCCACTGGCGTAGAGTGTCGAGTTTCCTACGCAAGATATTCTTCTCGACAACACCACGACAAGTGGTAATTAACATATTCACCTTCTCGATACACTTGGCAAGCAATGCCTCATAGTCATTTTCCGACATGTTTTCATACTTCTCGAGGTTTCCACAACGAGCATATTCATTACATCGGAGACACTTGGCATAAGCTTCTTCAAATTCCTCGTTTTCCATATTACCATAAAGCAAAGGCTTAATTGACTGACGCTCGAAACACATATATCCACCTTCTGCAAAGTAGACAATAGTTTCAAAAGCAGCATCAATCAAATCAACAGCAGATGCTTGTTTGGTAAAGGCACCAATGGAAAACAACTTCATTCCTCCAACTCGGAAATCAAGATCTGAAGCATCACACAGTCCTAAAGCCAAACAAAGACTCAGAACATGCGAGATCTTCTTAAACCCATCATTCCGAATGACAAGGGTCCAATTCTCTTGCAATTCCTTCAACAACAAGAGCCATTTGGGCTTGTCTTTTTCTGCAACAACACCAATCTCACCAGTTTGGCAATCAAAAGTGGCATCTAAATATTCTGTAATGTAAGTCATAGCCGCATTAGCAACTGACTCATGATAATGAGTTTTCAGATACAAAAATGTTGTTGCAAGGAAACCAGAAGTGGTAGTACAATCCTTTGCTGCTAAAAAATATGCAACCAAATCTTCAACTTTGTTGAGAACCTCCGG